CCGCAAAACATATTCTTAAACGGACTTAACACTAAGTATCGGGCCTATGTTGGAGGGTTCGGTTCTGGAAAGACCTTTATAGGCTGTATTGATATACTGGTTTTTTTTGGTCGGCATCCTGGCACTGTTCAGGGTTATTTTGGGCCGAGCTATCCGTCTATCCGGGACATCTTTTACCCGACGTTTGAGGAGGCCGCAGAGTTGATGGGGTTCAGTTGCCGCACAATGGTGTCAGATAAAGAGGTTCATGTTTATCGTGGCTCTGTTTATTATGGCACTGTCATATGTCGGTCAATGGATAACCCCAACTCGATTATCGGCTTCAAGATTTCGCGGGCACTGGTTGACGAGATAGACGTATTCGAACAGAAGAAAGCGCAAAACGCTTGGAACAAGATCATTTCACGGATGCGACTGGTGATACCTGGCGTTGAAAACTCGATCGGCGTTACGACAACACCAGAAGGATTTAAGTTTGTTTATAGTCAGTTTGCGAGTGAGCCAACGAAGAGCTACTCAATGGTGCAAGCCTCAACTTACGAAAACATGGACTATCTGCCGCCCGATTATATCGAATCGCTCGTCGAAACTTATCCATCGCAGCTTATTAGTGCGTACATTAACGGGGATTTCGTTAACCTAACCTCTGGCACTGTTTACCGATCATATGATCGGGCAAAGCATAGAAGCCGTGAGGTCGTCCAGAATGATGAGCCTGTGTTTATCGGAATGGATTTTAATATTGATAAGATGGCGGCGACTGTCTACGTTTTGCGTGGTAAAGAGTTTCACGCTGTAGACCAGATCAAAGACGGTTATAATACGCCAACTGTCGCGCAGACAATAAAAGAGATGTACCCGAAAAACAAAATAATCATCTACCCGGACAGCTCGGGTAAGAACAGAACCAGATTGGGCGGGGCAAGTGAATCGGATATTGCGGTTTTAGAGGGTGAGTTTAATTTTGATTGCCGATATAACTCAACTAACCCAGCGGTTAAGGATCGAATCAACGCGACCAATAACGCATTTGAGAAAGGCCTACTGTTCGTGAATGACTTAGCTTGCCCAGACGTTGCCGCTTGTTTCGAGCAGCAAGTATATTCAGAGAATGGCGAACCAGATAAGCGGGGCGGGAAAGACCACCAGAATGATGCCTCGACCTATCCGATAGCTTATGAGATGCCAATATTGAGACCCGTTTCAAATATTAATGTAACGTTTACACACTAGGAAAATACTATGCCAGTTAATGAAGCGAGCGCCGAATACAGCTACAATTTGCCGATCTGGTCAAAGGTGCGCGACTGTGTTGCCGGCGAGAAACGCATTAAAGAAAAGGGCACCTCATACCTGCCGCCATTCGCTCAGCCTGATCAGGCTCGCTATGATGCTTATAAGCTGCGGGCTATGTTCTACGGCGTTACACAGCGAACACTGTCGAGTTTGGTTGGTGCTGGTATGCGCAAAGGCCCCGAGGTTGAACTGCCCAGCGGAATGGAATACCTCCTCGAAGATGCAGACAACTCCGGCAACTCATTAAACCAGCTGATGAGATCCTGTTTGCACAATGTAATGGCAGTGGGCCGTCATGGCATCCTGACCGACTACCCTAGTGCAGAGGGCAACCTAACTGCTGAAGACGTACAGCGCCTTGGTTTGCGCCCATCAATCAAAGAATACAAAGCCGAGACTATTATTAACTGGCGCGAAGAGAGCGGTAAGTTGGTTTTGGTGGTACTGAAAGAGAAGCACAAAGAACAGTTAGACCCGTTCAGCTATGATGAGCGCGACCGTTATCGAGTGCTACAATTGATCGAGGGTGTTTACACTCAATCTATTTACGATGATGGCGGCAACATGATCGGCGAGGCCATTACGCCTAGGGACGCAAGCGGATCGACTTGGGATGAAATACCATTTATCTTCATCGGCTCAATGAATAATGCGCCCGATGTTGATAACGCACCAATCTATGACCTGTCAGTCGTAAATATCAGCCACTACATGAATAGCGCAGACTATGAAGAGTCTTTGTTTATGTTTAGTCAGGCAATGCTACACATCGACATCGGTTCAATGAATGGCAGCACATGGAACGAGCTTAACCCCAACGGCATCCAGGTTGGCGCACGGCGTGGAATAACTACCCAAGGCGGTGGATCTGCAACACTAATCCAATCGCAGGCTAACAGTGCTGCCTATGAAGCGATGGTGCACAAAGAGCGACAGATGGTTCAGATCGGCGCTCGATTGGTCGAAGAAGGCGGCCAGAATCAAACAGCAGAAGGCGTTCGGACTAACGCAGCGGCAGAGCATAGTGTGCTTAGCTCAGTAGCGACTAATGTCGGGGACGCAATAGAAACGAGCATTGAGTGGGCTTGTATGTTCCAAGGTGCCAACCCTGATGAGGTGATGCTAACAATGTCGATGGATTTCTTCGACAAGTCGCCTGAGCCTCAGTTAATAATGGCAATGATGGGCCTCGAAGACCGTGGGCATATGGCACCTTCGGACGTGGTGACATACCTCCGCAAAACGGGATTGATCGCAGCAGACCGAACTGATGAGCAGATTGCCGATGAGCTATCGACTGACGCGGGTCTGTAATGGATGCCACAGAGGCGCTAACACGCCATCAAATAATGATTCAGCGATATGGCTCGGGCGAGTTTAAAAAGCTTGAGCCTATATTGAAAGCAGTGGCACAGGATGTACGAGCAAGGCTAATGCTTGAGCCTACGCAGCTTGCACAGATGCGACTCACTGAGTTATTGGATGACATTAATGCAATCATAGCAGGGGCCGGCGATCAGATGACAGCCGACCTCTTTGATGACCTCATCGAGTTTGCAGAGTATGAGTCGGAGTTTACGCAGCGTATATTTGCGCCGCTGGTTTCTGCTGATACGGTACTGCCGAGCATTGAGCAGATCAGGGCCGCTATGACGACGAGTAAGGCCACTTTAGTCTCTGGCAATACAATCAAGCGGATGGGTATAAAAGAGCTGGTGGCGGCGTTTACAGACTCCAAACAGAAAGAGGTAGATCTAGCAATTAGGGCCGGGTTTATTGAGGGCAAGACGAGCCAAGAGCTATCGCGGCAACTTCAGTCGATACTCGGCAAGAAAGCACCACGCCAGGCTGCGGTGCTAGTCAGGACTGCCACTAATCATGCGGGAAGCGTTGCGCGTAAAGAGTTTGCAGCAGCTAACCGAGATGTTATTGAGTCAGAGGAGTGGGTGAGCACGTTAGACGGTCATACCACGCTTTTCTGTATGGCTCACGACGGCAACGTCTATCGAACAGGCAAAGGGCCTTACCCGCCGGCTCATTACGGTTGCCGATCTATTCGAGTACCTAAGGTTGACCCGAAGTATTCAATCTTGGGCGGACGCAGTAAGCGGTCATCAATGGATGGACCGGTAAATGCCTCACTGACTTACTCGGGCTTTCTGAATAAGCAATCTAAGCAGTTCCAGGATGATGTTCTTGGCAAGGCGCGTGCTGATCTATTCAGATCTGGCAAGTTCACGCTAAAAGGATTTGTCGATGACATGGGCCGAACACTAACGCTTGACCAGCTCAGAGAGCGCGAAGGATTAACGTTATAACTGTGCACAGCTTATCAACAGCTATGTTTTGAGTTATCCACAGTTGTGATATACTGCAAACATATCATCAGTTTTTTGGTGATTTATCCACAGGCGGCGGGGCCGCTTAAACTATGAACGGGGTTCATAACATGGCTTTACAGTTTGAAGTAGAAACGCTTGAAGGAATTGACGAAGGCCTGCACGGTTTATACGCAGAGCACAACGGAAAATTCCGGCTGTCAGTTTCCGGTATTGATCCGGCTGATGAACTAAAAGAAGCACTACGGAAAGAACGCGAGGAAAAGTCAGCGGCTAAAACTAAGCTGACCGAATACGAGCGGCAAGGGCAAGAAGCGGATCGCAAACGGATGGAAGAACGACAGGAATTTGAAAGCCTGTATAAATCCGAACAAGAAGGCCGTGGCAAGCTGGCAAAAGAGTTAGACGATTTAAAGACCAATATCGCCAACGAAAAACGAACGTTCGAGGCCTTAAAGGTTTCGGCATCTTTAACCAAGGATGAGGCACGTTCGGGCATATTGCAGAAAGAAGCGTTGCAGTTCATCTATTACACACCGGATGGCATGAAGATCAACGGCCCGGATGGTGAAGCATGGGACACTGCAAAGCTGACAGAGTATCTCAGAACAAGGTATCCGTTTTTGGTTGACGGATCACAAGCAGCTGGTGGCGGGGCCACTGGTGCAAGTCGTGGCGGGGCCACAAGCAAGAAATTTAATGAATACAATGCCGCCGAATTATCTGCTATTCGCAAGAGCGAACCAGCGGAATATGATCGACTGAAAAGTGAACGTTAACTAAAAAGAGAGGCTACAAAATGTCAACAACTCGACTTTCCGACATCATCGATGTCGTCGTGTACCAAGACCTGGCGCAGATCAACGGCCCAGAAAAGACCGCACTGTTTGAATCAGGTGTAGTTACCCGCAACGCTATGCTAGACACATTGGCAGCAGCGCCCGGCAAAACCTCAGAGCTTCCATA